CATCACCATCCCAAATATGACAATTGTTATCAACAAGGTATTTGATGTTGGTATCACCTCTTAAAAACCATAGTAATTCAGTTACCATAGTTTTCCAAGCCATCTTCTTGGTTGTAAGAAGTGGAAATCCATCTTTCATATTATGACGAATCTGTCTACCGAATACAGATAATGTTCCTCCGTTTCTAGTTTCTTTTTTTACTCCGTTATCAAGAATGTCTTGAAGGAGTGATTGGTATGATTTATCTAGGTTGTTCATATTTTTCTATTGTTTATCTAATTTATTCACAACTTTCGGTATTAAATTCAGTATCGTCAGGAGTTTCCTCAATCATAGGTTGGTTTTCTAATCTCTCAATTACTATGTTAATTGCTTCAGGATAATGAGTATATCCCTGTCCGAAATTAATTCCCGTTAGTCCCAATACCTCATTGTTAATGTAATGTCGGTTTTTACCCTTACCTTTTAAAATCTCGTGGTCCATTGAAACATCGTTCCAATCTCTCAATACAAGTCCAGTACCACTAGGTTCCTTGTAATGTAACCTAATGATATTGTTATGACTAAAGTTCTTAATAAATTCTCCTAGTGTCATATTATTTTATTTATTTAATTGATGTCTTCCAATCCATCAATTTTATCTCTCAATGTGTTGATCGTTGAATGGACATATTCATCAAGTTCATGAGATACCTCCAAATACTTTCTTCTCAGTTCGTGGAACTTTTCATCCTGAACTTCTTTGAATGATGAGTAATGTTTGAAACAATAGTGGAAACCTTCATTCTCCATTCTATAACGAACCATTTCAATTTCCTCTAATTGATTTTCTAATCTTTCTAAATCACTCATTTCTTTAAAAATATATTTAATATAGATTGTTTTACCACATTAAGATAGTACAAACAGACAAACAAATAAATCTTTATCTTCTTCATTTGTTTTATACGGTGTGTTCTATATGAACTCTCACACAATTCTGAGGCATTCTATTCAAGTGTCTGTAATTGTTGATGTATCCCATCATATTACCGCTACCTACGGCATTTGCAGAGTGGATCACAACTTCTACTACAGGTTTACCATCCAACCATTGGTTAACCAACCATTTGGTGCAATCCATACCAGTTTTCTCAGTGATGTTATCGTAATTGATTATGTAGTTTTTCACAACACCGTAGTGCCATTCCGCCATCGCACTATCACCTAAGTCGTGATCCAACGATATTAATTCAATATTCTCCAACCCAATTGAGTTGATCTTTTGAACGAACTCATCATAAGAACGTACAACGATCCAACTTGGATCCACTGGCGTTCTTACATCATCTAAATAAATTCTAACTTTGTCCATATTACAAATATACTTTTATTTTTTTATTAAACCTAATTCTAACCGATATTCTTTAATCTTAACTCTTGCTTCCTGATATTGATCACCATTATTGGCTTGATGACCTTTTGAAACCGCAAGAGTAATTTCCATTTCATTATCAATAATGTAAGATATTTTTTCCTGATCCGTTAGTTCACATGGTGTTATTTCATTCTTAATATAAGTTAAGATCAATTGTTTAATGTTAAGAACCTGTTTGTTAGGGTTGGTTTTACCATTATAACTCATAACAGAAGAATCGTAGATATACTTACATAGTTGTTGTAGTTTATCCATTTCAATTATATTAACTCAAATTCTTTATTTACCAATTCTATTTCTTTATTCAATCTTTCAAGTTCTTTGGATATCATTTCTATGATAATCTCCTTGTTATTAAAACTTACATCACCTTTTACCATAAACGGTCCAGGATTCGTAAACTCAATTTTTACCCCCAACCCACAACCTTTAAGAGCACCTTCTAGTTTGTATTTTTGTCTTTCCAATCTATCAAGATTTTCTTTGATTATTTTTGCCTGTTCAAATTTTTCTATTTCCATTTTTATATTTTTTACGTAAGTATTCTTCCCAAACTTCTTGTTTTATTCCGTTCACAAAAAACCAACCAAGATTTAATTCAAACCATTTATTAATCCGATAAAAAGTTTTTTTGATCATATTTAAAAATTTCTTAATTTTTGATAATCTTCTTTGGTTAAAACAATTTCATTTAAATCTGAGTTTAAACCTCTAATGGTTTTCCAAGCTTCCTTAACTCTATTCCACAAAGATTTATTCCCATAAGTTTTATAAAACGTTATGTAATAATCGGTATCATCATTGAACTTGTCAACAGACATACAGGTACAATTGTCAACACATTTAACAATTACTTCAGATCTTTCATTGTTTTCAACTTTCATCCTATTAATGTTGTCATTAATTTCCTTTAATTCAATTTCATCCAATATGACTTTTAATCTGATCATGTAGTCATAGGTAGGTTTTTCACCGTATATGTTAATAAGACGATTGTAAATAAATTGTAAGTGTTCTCTTTTTATCATTTTTTATTTCTTTAAATTAATTACACCATTTTCAATAACATCATTAACCATTGATTTTTGCATATATTCTGTCCCTAAAGTGTGTTTCACCCCATTTTGGATAATATCATTAAACCTTTCATCACCATCTAACCAATCACCATCTTCAGTGTGTTTCACCCCATTTTGAATGGTATCTTTAACAGTGTTTTCTCGTGAAAGTTTAAGATCTATGGTGTTTTTCACCCCATTTTGGATTATTTCTTCAACTTGCCAATCAATATATTGTGTCATTGGGGAAATATTTCTCACCCCATTTTGAATGGTATCTTCAACTCCTGATTGAATCGATTCAGGCAAAAACAGGGTGTTTTTCACCCCATTTTGAATGGTATCTTCAACAAGCTTCTTATTTTCAAAAATCTTTGGACTGGTGTTTTTCACCCCATTTTTAATAGCATCTTCAACTTTATTATATTGTGCCCACCCAATCTCGATGTGTTTCACCCCATTTTGAATGGTATCTTCAACCGCACAATCATTAAAGATGTCACCAATAACGGTGTGTTTAACTCCATTTTGAATGGTGTCTTTAACAACGCTGCTTCGTCGTAGACAAATATCCCCGATCTCTTTAACCCCATTTTGAATGGTATCTTCAACTGAAGTGACTGTCAGTTTTGACAATGGAAAGGCGTACTTCACCCCATTTTGAATGGTATTTTCAACGCTTTTGGGACAATCTGTACTTGAACGATTGGTGCGTTTCACCCCATTTTGAATGGTATCTTCAACTGCCAATGGTCTAACCCCTTTATGTAATTCAGTTTCCTTCACCCCATTTTGAATGGTATCTTTAACTCTCAACTTGTTCTTTTGTCCATTTTGGATGGTTTCTTTCACCCCATTTTGAATGATATCTTCAACATCATATTTACAGTTTCCAACAGAACTGGAGATGTATTTTATCCCATTTTGAATGGCATCTTCAACCTCAAACGAATCTTCTTCCTCTATCATTCGGGTGTATTTCACCCCATTTTGAATAATATCTCCAACCAGTTCCGGATGAAGATGACCAACCGTAGATGTGCGTTTCACCCCATTTTGAATGGTGTCTTCAACTCTTTGGTGTTTCTTCCTGAAGTTCCTTCTGGTGCGTTTCACCCCATTTTGAATGGTGTCTTCAACTATCTGATGCAATGGATGATGATTTACCTTGATGTGTTTCACCCCATTTTGAATGGTATCTTCAACTCGTGTTGCGTTCTCTTTCCCTATATCTGAGGTGAGTTTCACCCCATTTTGAATGGTATCTTCAACTGAATCGGGTTGTTCAGAATAGTAAGTAGAGGTGTATCTAACCCCATTTTGAATGGTGTCTTCAACTATAATGCTCAATGGTTCCAACGTACGATTGGTGTGTTTTACCCCATTTTGAATGGTATCTTCAACTACACTATTAATACGGATAATCGCTTTATTGGTGTGTTTCACCCCATTTTGAATGGTATCTTCAACACCCATGCACATCCACGGATTACTTTCTTCGGTGTGTTTCACCCCATTTTGAATGGTATCTTCAACTCTTTTCTCAGCATTAGCATTTGTTATGCTGGTGTGTCTCACCCCATTTTGAATGGTATCTTCAACCACCTCAGGTTTAAGAAATCTTGACTCAAACCATTCGGTTATATATTCTTGATTTTCCATAAGATCTAAAGATATTCCCTTAAATAAAGATTTAAATAAATTGTAGTTATACCACAATGTTTTTTCTTTAGTAAATTCAACCATCCATTTTAATTCTTCGGTATTAATTAACCAAAAAGATCCATTATGGTTGTATATGTCCATGCCATTTGTGACATCATTAATGATCTCAAATAAACATTCTTTTCTTTTTATTTTTTTATAATCCATTTTCTAATGTATTTGGGTAATATAAAACTTATTTATATTTCTTAAAGATACTAAAAATTATTTGTATTTCCAAATAAAACCTTGTGACTTTTTATATCCTTTCCTTAAACAATTATTTATTGCTTTGTAAGATAATTCTAATTCTTTTGAAGCAATTAAAGCATTCGTCCATTCTTTAATAAATTCATTGTCTAATGAAAATTGTAAAACAGGTTTAGATTTAGCGTGAGGTAATCCGGTTCGTTCTAAATATCTTTTATAATTATTATTTTTACCCTTTGCGGATTCACTCATTTTAGTTTTTGTTTCGGAGGTCTTTAATTTACCCTTCCAAAATTCACTCATCTTCTTTTTTGTTTCATCGGTAATTTTTTTACCAAGAGCTGATTGACTCATTTTCTTTTTTGACTCTTCATTATGTTTCCTACCGTACCAAAATGGTTTTAATGTCCCATTCAAAACTAACTCATCATCTTTTGGTACTCTATAAACTTTACCATTTTCACCCATATATTGTCCCAAACCAACAGTTTTAAAACCAACATCAGGAATATGGGCATTCCTGTTTAATTTATCGGAAATATGTTCAATGATTAACTCTCGTTCATATCTAATACAATCTTCTCTATTAATAAAATCACATTTAATAATAGTTTTAATTAATTTTTTTTTATCTGTTTTCCAAGACCTCATAGACCCCATATAATAAACATCTTTAGTTGGTTCAACTTTAGATGTTCTACTACCAAAATAAAATTCTTTTGTTTTCGGTAATTCTAATTTATAAACATAATGATACATATCTTATAAATATATTACGACATCCAAAAGAAAAATTTAAATGTTATAAATTATAATGATTTAGGATAATATAATAATGTTGGGTTTTTTTTTACAATATCTATATCAGGATATACATTACTAAACTGCAAGACATCAAATCTATCGGTAATCAAATGATATCCGTTTTTGGTAGGGATTTCACTTATGATTTTATCTTTCCCAAAAGGAGCACAACTGTCAATTGCAAGTTTAACCTTTAATAACTCTTTGTTGTCCTTACTATCAACATCAACAATCCACCTCTTCTCGTTGGTCTTTATTTGTCCAACAACTGAGTCAAACAAACCTTTCTGAATGTGTTGTCCGTTTTTAATTCTTTCAGCCAAGGACATCATCATCTCCAATGAAACATCCTTATGGTTTTGTTTCTGAACGTGAATGTATGCACGAGCCTTAAACATCTCACAAAGTTGTTTAATCTCATCATATCGTTTCTCCAAGTATTCAATAGAATCAACACAATAAGTTTTGATGGTACGAACTGATTGGTGGTTGTCTCTCTCACCTTCAGGTTGATCTTTCTTACGTTTGAATACATACAACATATAGAAATCACCATCGTCAGTGAAGTTAAGTAATGGTTTTATAAGTTCAATATTGTTAATCATGTTTGTATTTCTATAAATAATATTTTACAAATATACAAATATTATCAGTACCAATCTAATTTATTTTACACTTTTTTATATATCAATCTATAACCATCGTAAATTTTAACATTTAAGTCATTTACCGTATTTAGGTGTCTACCAGGTGAAAACCAATATTCAAAACCTTTTTTTATGTGACTTACTGAAGAATATATAAAATTATCACCATCGTAAAAAATAATACTTAACTCTCTATCAAAATCTATATTACTTGAAATGTAATATCTATTTTCATCTAAATCTATTCTTGAGTTAAAAACATTATTTTGTAATGTTACAATTTCATTTGACAACTCACCTTTAGCCCCATGGAAAAATAATATGTCTCTTCTCTTTTCTTTACTAGGAACTCTAACATAAGATGTCACCTCTTTTTCATTCTCATAGTTTGATTCATAATATTCTTTAACATTATTA